TTAGCATACCCGCGGTTTGTAGTCGGGACACCAAAATCCGATGTAAACGGAGTCGATAGCGGTTCGGTGAAAATGTTCGGGTGGCCTTCTCCTAATTGGAGCGGTGTAACCAACGACTGGGTTCAGATAGGATCGACGCTCACTGGGTCAGCGGCCGATAGTCTTTTTGGTAGTCAAGTAGATATATCGAATGATGGTAGATATGTAGCGGTTGCATCAAGACAGGGTATACACGTATATAAATGGGGTGGGGGTGCATCGGCCACCCACACCTCATATGGTAACTGGGATGGTGGTGGTGGAATATTATTGACCGTAACACCTAGCGGTACTGAACCTCCTCGTCTAAAATTCAGCGACCAAGGAGGGTATCTCATAGGGAGTCGACCCGTCGGGACCAGTTCTACGGTCGGTGAAATCACGGTGTGGCAGCAGGTAAACAACTGGGCCGGTTTCTCAATTCTTGGTAATAAAATTAGCGTATCAGCTAGGTTTTCTGGACATTGTGTAGATATATCATCAGATGGACAAACTATAGCATTCTCGGTAACGTCATCAGCTGGTAGCGAAGTTCGGGTGTATACCGCTCCATCCACCATGACGGGTACGTGGACACAGAAGGGTGCAACTCTTACGGGTGTAACCAGTACCGAAGCTTTCGGGGTAGGGAAGGGTGATATCAACTACGCCACGGGGAATAGAAGGCAAGTAGCTTTATCAGGTGATGGTAATCGTTTAGTTGTAGGTTCTCCCGCCTACACCGACTCGGCTGATAATCGGGGAGCGATTTACGTGTTTAATTATATTTCCGGGGCGTGGGTATTGGATAACATCACGTCAACACCCCCGGTAGGAACACATCCCGGGGGGTCTGTGACGCTAGTATCGAGTGATTTTACAACGTCCATTTCACAATCTCTTAGTTTTGGATCATCCGTAGCCATATCCAAAAATGGTAATCGTATTGTAGTTGGCGAGCGGTCGAGTGATTCTGGTGGTTATGATTCGGGTGCTGTGACTGTGTATAGCCCCGATAAGAATATACAGCATTGGATCGGTGATTCTAGGTTTAGTGTTGGTAGTTATTTGGACGCGGAGACACCGACGGGTATAAAAATGGGCAATTTTGCGTTTGAAACGTACAACCCATTTCTTGATTCTCCTTCTTGGACAGATCCCACAACAAATATTCCCGTCGTATGTGCACACCCAACGTGTCAGGATTTATACGAACACGGGTCTCCGAGTGAAAAATTAGTTTCCGGTGGTGATTTACGTATTTTGAACAATATGTACATCGGTCAAAATACAACGGATGGACAATTAACGACGCAAAACAATCCGGGTATAGTACCGGTATTCTATGTAGATAACCTCTCGAACCGTGTAGGTGTGAACATAGATTTTCCCCAAGAAAGTTTACACGTCGTGGGTAATATATTAGCAACACGAAAACCAAGTGAGTCGAGTACGTACGTGAAAGTGTTTAGTGAACAGTCCTCCGGCGGCGGCTCAAATGAATCTGGATTTCAGATTGAGGCACATAACGCGTCAAATCAACAGGGGATATTCAAAATGTTTATGACGGACGATAATCAGGATGTTTTGAATTTCGTGAACCAATTATACCCCGTCACACAACCTCTAACTCTATGGAGAAATGCGGTAGGAATCAATATGGACCCCGTGACTGCACGCGCTGGAAATTGGGTCCAGCCCAGCTCCGCGATGCCCGAGGGTTATGTTTTACGCGTCGATGGAGGTGTCGAGATCAACGTTCCGGCTGGAACGCTGAAAATAGATAATTACGGGGTTAAATTTGGTACAAACGTTACCAGCGCCTATTTTGGTTTCGGTGACCCAAATCAAGCTGGTTTCACTGGGGGAACGGCGGCCCCGACCCAGATTACATATATGGCGCCAACTTGGATTAATTCAGCTGGGTATATGAGTGCGCAGGGAGATATAATATCAGGTAACAACGTTCGGTGCCAGAGGATCCAGTGCTTCATCCAGGGCTCCAGCATTCCCGGGTTTGCACCGGTACATGCTCACTACTACGCGTCGTCGAATCACGGTCACAGTCAACTGCACACTCACTACTACTCAGATGATCGTATAAAGTATAACGAAACCCCGATAACAGATAATCTTACTCTTATTAATAAACTTATACCAAAAAGGTACGAAAAGATATCACGGGTTCCGGATGGCGCCGCGGGAATATGGATACCTACGGATGAAGAATGGGAAAATATTAAGGCACCAGAACCCGACGGTGGTCCTATAAACATAGATCCCGAATTTGAAGTTCAACCCATCAAGGATTGGCATTACGAAGATGGGTTCATCGCCCAAGAACTCCTCGCAGATCCCGTGACGAGCTATTTAGTAAAGGGGGTAGAAGAACAGGTACTCACGGAGTATCTTTTCGAGGAATCGTATGACAGACTTTCAGACGAAGAAAAGAGTGAATGGACGATCGTACCAGATGATGAACGAAAGGATTATTGGCGAGAGGGTGAAGTACATTATCAAAAAGCGAAATTAACTCAAACACCCCTGATGGTGAATATGAATGCTATATCAGTCGCATCCGTGGGAGCGATACAGGAATTATCGGGTATAATCGACACGGAGAAGGATAGGATCGCTGTACTAGAAACCGATCTCGATCGCGAAAAATTAAAAACAACAAATTTACAAGAACGAATATTAGTCATGGAACAAGCGTACTACGCCTTATTGGAACGCGTTTCGAATTTGGAAAATAATTAAAGGAAATACGTTGTTATAAATCTAACACACAAGATGACTCGTGTGGTACATTTATGATACTTACCTTTTCGTAGAATCCATTGCGGCTAGCGCAATGACACCCACGATAAAGAAGAACACGAGGAAATTACACTCGGTATCTTCATCAACGATCGGCTCTTCGGGCTCCGGTTTTATTGGAACTCTTTCTATGATGCGAGGTTCATCGGCCACGATTTCCCTCTTTCTGGGAATCGGTGCCTCGATAGGGTCATCGAAATCAATCGGGCTGTAGCCTATCATTTATATAGGTTTACAAATTAATTTCAACCTTCTTCTTTCGCCCTCCTTTCCTGGCCTTTGCTGCGGGTAATTTAACTTCCTTAACATCATCGTCCATATCATCTGCAGCTTTTTCGGAAACAATATCCGAAATGTCGTCATCGTCTTCCTCCACCTCGGGTACATATTCCCGTTGGGCGGAAACCATGGGCGTCGTGTTCATAGGGGGTCCGGGTGGCATCATGATATTACCCATCAAGCTCGAAATGTCGAGTCCCGGACCGCGCATCTCGTGGCGCTCACCCGGGGGAGTGGCGGATGTTTGACCAGGGTTAACCATCGTATTCTGAACCGCGCTCATCATATTCTGCATGAGATCGGGGTTCTGCTTCATCACATCGTTCACATTGGGCATGACCTGTTTGAACATACTATTGGTAAGATGGAACATCATGGCAGATCCACCGAGCATCATGATTAACTTAATCTCTGGTGCAACGTTCATCTTCGTTCGATATTTGACGTACAATTCTTCGAACACTTCATCGTAATCATCCTGGTTCTCCATGATATTCTCCGACCAACCCTCTAACTGAATTTCGAATGGATTATACTTTTTATTCAAGAACTCGATACCAGTCACACACGCTATGAGCATACGCCTCGAAAACTTGATAGACTTGTCTACATCTATACTATACGTAATACGCTTAACTTCCGTGCGTAAATCATCCACAGCCGAGTACGCGTTGAGTGACTTATTGATATTAAATCCACGCTTCTCGAGTCGCCCGAGTTTATTCAAAAGATCGGACTTTTCTTCATCAATCGTCTTGTATCCAGGTGACGGTTGCTCTTCATGCTGTTCGGGGCCATAATCGAACGCCATGGGGGTGGCGTTATATGCGTTACCGTTATCATACTCACCGTGATCAATAGGCTCGTCCATTTGCGGGGGCGGGGGGGCCGCCTGTTTGGAAGGGTTCGCAAAAGCATCTACGTCGTCTTGAAACATTTCGGCAGGCGGGGCATCTGAGCGATGCATTCGCTGAATAGTGGGGGCACTACCCGTATGAGCGTGGGGTCTACCAAAATCGAGCTGAATCTCATCCATCATGGCTTGTTCCCTCTCATCGAGTTTCATGACCGAATCATTTCCCCTGTCGAGGACAATTTCACCGTCCATTACTCTCTATAATGAAACTAATCTATTCTCTTTAACGCACTTTATAAAAAAATATCAGCACATAGTAAAATGAAGCTCGACTCTACCAACCGTGCGACACTCAAAGCCATCGCTATCACAATCGGATTACTTTTCGTGATCGCCCTTCTTTTCAGTGATCGCAAGTCTAGGTACCAACCTAAGAATATTGATATCGAGGCCGTCTCTCAGGAGTCCCTGATGTCTCTCAAGAGCAGTGTCGACTGCCTCAACGACAGTGTGTACTCCACGAGCACCGGTGGTGTCTGTGGCGACCAGCAGCTCGTTCGCGATCACGCCAATTACAAGATCGTTGGATAAATATTTTTTAAATCATTCTCATTTCCAGTTAAATCGTTACAACGTATTTAAGTAGAAAAATTCTAAGTGTATTATAAATGGCGCTTCTCATCGCCACATCTCAGCCCGATATCCCCGATTACGATCATGAGATTCACACGGTGATCGTCGACAACATCGGACAATCTAATCAGACAGATTTCACAGCTTTTATATCAAATCCATTAGAAAACGTTGTTCAAGCTCGCTTAGTCTCGGCGACGTTAACGACAACAGGCGCCGTCGCACAAAAAGCAATCCATATCGGGATTGAAGAACTTCGTACACACTTTTCTCAACAAACACAAGCGGAGATAAATTTCGGTGGCGACGGTGATCCATCCACTGATACGAAGAATCATTTAAACGGTATTTTCGGTACGATTATTGGTCAACATATCGCTCTTGGACCTTCTTCCGCTACCCGAGTTTTACTATTCCGAGACGACTATCCCATCCTTCAATGCTACCATAACCCCATTCGTAATCTCAGTCGTTTAACGTTCAATATCGATCAACATGACGGTACTTCTGCGACTTTAGGGGATTCGGTGTTCGTATTTCGTATCACCTGCCGCAAGAAGAACCTCGCATAGATTTCAGGGCGTTACATATTTGTAATTTAAAAATACTTTTACTATAGTAAGTATGTCTTCTGGAATCGTACAGTTAGTGGCAATTGGTGCACAAGACGAGCATATAATTGGGGAGCCTGAAATATCATTTTTCACTTCCACATTCAAAAGGCATTCTAACTTTTCACAGTCCGTCGAAAAGCAGACGATACAAGGAGCTGTGAAAGGTAATTCCATGTCATCTATCAAATTCGAAAGAAACGGTGATCTTCTAGGATATACCTATTTCGCGATAGATAATAACACACAGGCGGTAGATCTCCAGGATTGGGGAGATGTGATAAATAAGGTGGAACTTTTAGTGGCCGGGCAGGTTATTGACGTTCAAGATTACGATTTTAGTGAGAATATAGCTGTAGATATGTTCGCACAAAATGTGAGTAAAAGTTCTAACGGTGTGCACCCCGGTGCATCTGCTCGCTCATACTTTTACCCTTTGCGTTTCTTTTATTGTGAGGGTCCTCAATCCGCGATTCCTCTCGTGGCGTTGCAGTACAGCACCGTGGAATTACGCATTTATTGGGGCCCCGAAGCTGGTAATTATAACGTGGATGCTTACGCTAATTATTACTACTTAGATAACGAAGAACGTGGAATAATGGCTTCCCGTGAACATAACATTCTCATAACACAAGTACAAAAAAGTATCCCATCCGGCGAACTCGTCCAAGAGTTGACGTTTAATCATCCGGTTAAATACATTGCTTGCGCCAATACTAACATGGAAAGTACACTGACTTCCATAGATAATAAACTAAAAATTAGTATCAACGGTACCGATATAAGCTCATGGAAGTGGGCGAAGCCCCATTTCGTGGATGTTCAGCATTATTACCATACAAACTTCGTCACATCTCCAGATTGTTTCTTACATTCGTTTTGTTTAAACACGAGTTCCTTACAGCCTTCTGGTTCGCTTAATTTTTCGCGTGTCGAGTCGGTAAAGATTCATAGTGAGTCTAGGGAAATCATAGACCCTATTTATGCAGTAAATTATAATATTCTCAGAGTGAATAATGGGTGTGCGGGTCTCATGTATGCAAATTAAAATCAGTAGTAATATTAAATGCCGAAGAACTTGAGTACCGTCGGTGCTGCCACGGAGCTTCGCTTCGGTAAAAATTGTAGAGAAGATCAGCACGATAACTCCGTCGTCATCAACGCGAGTAATGATAAAATAGACGCAACGAAAGCCGGTGGGTTTTACATCACGCCTCTCGAAATTTCAACAGTATTTGCGGGTGATGGTACGAATGCGACGACTAATACATTCGTAGCGTATAACCAAAGCACGAAACAACTTTTTAGAACACAAGTTCCCATGAGTCTCACTGGTATTTCAGCTGCGAGTAGTGGCGCAGAAGGTGATTTAAACGTAAACGGTAATCTCTATGTGACTGGTAATATCACATCCATAGGAACTGTCGCCAACATTCACGTTACCAACTCTCAATTTAAGGATGGTCTCATTGAAATTGGAACCAATAACATAGATCTCACAACATTTGATTTAGGACATATATACAATCGACCCGTAGGAAGCTCAAACGTCGCCGTGTGTTACGATGCTTCTGCTACGGAACTTATGATCGCGTACACGGATAGTAGTCCTATGGATAATACAAATCAAGCGGTTCCCAAACCTTCTGAAACAATGAACGTCCACGTATACGGTAAACTTTTCACAAACTCTAACGTAGGTGTGGCGAATACTGTCCCGATACATTCTCTTTCCGTGAAGGATAAGTGTTTCATCGAGGCGGGTGGAAATCATCCCAATGTTTTAGATGTTCGTGGTAATACGACGATTGAAGGTGCTATCATCACGAACACGGGTGGTGTCACTAAAAAGACATACAGTGATAAAAATACGATCGCGAGTGGTACGACAGCTTCGGGTGCAGCACTCACACTCACATTTACGAGACACCCGTTTTATGCAAAGATTATAGCACAACTTATCGATAATGACGATAATGAAGTGAGTACTATGACCATAGATTTAGCGGGTGGTGAACGTGGTGGGAACGCTGCTCCTCATAATATAGCACTCGGACCTATTTCTATTTTTGGTAACGCCAGTACGAATCCGTGGAGTTCTACAGTCGCGGTGACACAGACTACTGTGGTACTTACTCCGAGTACAGATTTTACTGCTG